CAGCTTGGTTTCGTAGGGTTTTATTCGCATCCATTATCTGTTCAATCGTGTCTTTGGTCTCATAATATTCTTTAAAGTCTGTGTTTTCTTGTTTCAATCGTTCAATCGTATGTTGTTTTGAACTCAACGATAATTCTAGGTTGTTTGCCTTAATAGTTATATCTTTAATCTCTTTGGCCATCTTATCCTTCTCTGGAGATCGAACGAACAAATCCTTCTGAAAGTCAATAAATTCCATAAGTGTAATGGACTTGATGATTTCCCCTATGAACTCTCTATGCTTTGATTTATTTTCGTTGGAAGACAGATATTGTGACATCTCACTGTTTGATTTTGGATTGTCCTCAAAGAATGCTGGCTTCACACCGAATACATAAGAACATCCATCGTGTCGCTTACTATCCATTGAATAAACGGATGAATTGTTACAGTAACTTTGTATGTAATTATGATTGTACTCTTTAAAGTCATTTAATATGAACTGTTTTAGTTCAGCCATATGTTTGGCTTTAATATGTACCGCTAACGCATCAGCTCGGAAGGTTGTATCACAGAATTCGCAGATAAATGATTTACAAGGCATTTTTAGTGGTTCTATATACATATATTATTATAATCTTTAAGCCTTGAACGCATTTTGGATTGTCGGATGAGCCGGATGGGCTGGCCGTGGGCTGGAAGGCATACCTCAAAAAATAGGACTTTACTGGATTATTCTTAATACAAAATAATAATAAAAAATTTAATAATATCCATTAGTAACGTTACAAAAAAAGGGCGCTTTTCATCATTTTTAATACAAGTCAAAATGCCCTTTTTTGAACTTAAAATATCCATTAATAACGTTACAAATTATAAAAGGCGTGAATGCTTATAATCACCCATTTCATTTCAAGCCCTTTTTTTCTACTTACATAAGGGAAATTCTTCTTATTGATTTCTAGTTAGCTAAGTACAATAGGCTTATTCACTATATATAAAGTATGCCTTTTCACTATATAATTCTAAAAAGAAAATTGAGTTATAAAATTATTTTTTTATTTTTTTTTTTATTTTATTTTTTTTTATTTTTCATTTATAAAGTTGAATTTGAAAAAGTCAGAAAGGCGTATTTTGAAGCCTCGAAACTTGCCTTTTCTACTTAGATAAGTAGAAATCAATAAAAATCGTTCCCTTATCATAAGGGAGTGAAAAGGGCGGACGGTAAAAATGTATGAAATCTCTTAATGGATAAATCGTATTAAATTAATAAAAATATAATATAATATACGACAATACTAAGAAGGCGCGAACGCATTACGTTACAAATGGCCAAATGCGCCCTTTTTATTACACGGTCAAGAAGGAACACATTAAAGTAGCGATAGTCTATAAAACCCCCACGGTCAAGAAGGAACGTATAAAAGCAGCGGGAGCCCAAAAAAAAGATTGACGAGCCGAATCGGGTTATATATAGGGTTTGAATCGAATATACGAACTTACTTATTCAAAGAGAAAAAGCAATGGCTCCAAAGAACCAACCAATCCAAGAACCAATCCAAGAAGAAGCCCAAGCCCAAGTTCATGTGGATATAGACGAAGATGGTATTGAGAGTATCCAAGAGTTGGCTAGAATTAGCGTATGGGTTGAAATAGGTAATGTAGATGAAGAAGAATACAAAGAGGAACTCGCAGACTCATTATCTGCTATGTACAGTCTAATTGATGCTTTATCAGAAGATGATAAGAACGGAATGTTAGACTATGTTGGTAGAGAACACGCTCTTAACAGAGCCATCGAGTCTATAAGGGAGTCTTTTCCAGAGGAATTAGAAGACCAAGGCAGAATTCTACGAGAGACTATGTACTGGTGGTTGGTACTTACTGATATGTGGTCTTATGACGATTACGTTGAGTGGAAGGAGCAGAATAATTCACAGTAAAAAAAGTAAAAAAAAAGTAAAAAAAAGGGTTTATTAACCCACTTTTTTACTGCAGTAAATGAGTCCGAAAAAAAAACTTGAAAAAAAAATTTAAAAATAAAATTTGACGAGACAAAATCCGACAGTATAAAGGCGTTAAAAAGAATGACATCCACCGACGCTTTTGAATTCGCTTTTGAAATGCCCACATATTACAACAGACAACATAAACTCGATATTATACATCACTACTGTGTAGAAAAGTACAGAAAGACGGTAGGTGATGAAAAACTGTCCATGATGGTATTTAAACACGAAATAGAGGCAATGTTTAAAAGAAAACCAGTAATTATAATAGATGACTATATAACCGAAAATAACATCAATTTACATTATCACGCTAAAAAAATACTAGACCGCAGTAATGCGGTAGAACTTATAAATACAATGAATGATGATACAAAAACAAAATTAAATGATTTATATAGCGAATGTGATAGCAATGACGATTATATCCCACTATTTGAAGCATATTATAAGGAATTCACGTCCTCGTCCTAAAATGTCCTAAAATGTCTTACATCTAATATATAAATATTTCGTATTTTTTTATTAGATTAATGTATCAAGTAAAGTACAATGTGATACACGTCGCACCAGAAATCGCCCCACCGATTCTACATTCTATAGAGTCAGTAGCAGCAACGGGTCTGGCGGTAATTGTTCCACTATTTGTACTATTTGATGCTACACCAGATATAGCAGTCCCAGCAATACCAGCAATATTAATTGTCAATGTAGCAACACCCGTCGTCTGAACTGCCGAAGACCAAGCTACAATATTACAAGCAACGGGACAACGCCACGTCGTCAAATACGATACACCAGTAAGTTGAGTAGCGGTTGTACTTGCGGGAGCATTCGGTTGTAGATAATCATTACTTGCGACGCTCCTACCACCAAACGACATTTGAAATCCCAATGTAGAAGAAGCGATCCAAGACGGTAGAGATGTAGCACCATTTGATTTTAAGAATGTACCAGACGCACCATTCGTTAAAGCACTCGTACTTGTTGTATCTGTTGCCGTCTGGATTACCAACTGATTCGTTCCAGCCCCAACTATATTCGTCGCTTTTGAAGCAGTTCCATTTAGAGCCCCAGTAAATGTAGTAGCCGTTAAAGTATTGGTATTAGGGGTATAAGACAAACCACTATCAACATTCATTGGCTCTGATGGATTTATAGTAGTAGAAGACGCAGATGATGGACTCAACAATGGATAATAAGTAGAAGTAGCTGATTCAATATTCGTCTGGGCTATTTCTAAAGCTCTACTTGCCGTCCCTACGAACCCAGCAGTAAGGGCTACATTGCTACTTGTGAAAAGAGCTCCCGTATAATTGGAATTACCAGCAGAACCTAATGTATTAGTAGAAGGAACATACGTCAAAGCACTATCTGTATTAATATTCTGTTGATTAGCACTTGCTGAAATAGCTACAAATGTCAAAAAATAGGCACTTGTAAAAGCAGAACCATCTGTTGTTTGTATTTGAGAAGCAGAAGTAGCTGCTCCAACAAATCCAATAGCGGGTATAGTAGTAGTACTTGTGAAAGTAACACCATTAAACTCAGTAGTTGTTAATTTGTTTGCTGATGGTAAGTACGTTAAACCACTATCTGTATTAACTATCTGTTGATTAGAATTTATCGATTGTGCTACAAACGTCGGGAAATAAGCACTTGTAGCACCAGATGAATCTGTCGTTTGAACTTTAGAGGCACTTGTTGCTGCTCCAACAAAACCAATAGCTGGAATAGCAGTAGTACTCGTGAAAGTAGCACCGTTAAACTCAGTAGTTGTTAATTTGTTAGAGGTTGGTAGATATACTAAACCAACATCTGTACTTAGAGACGTTACAGTACCCGTCACCGCTGCAGCAAAAACGGGATACACATTGGATGTCCCCGCATCGTTTGCCGTTATACTTAGAGTATTAGTCCCAGACGCACCCGATGCGGCTATTACGATATTCGTTCCACTTGATGTGAGAGAGACGTTCGCACCCGCAGTTATACTTACTGGTTTGAAGTCAGTTGTAGTACTTGTACTTGAAACAAGAGTCGTACCAGAACCACCATTTGCGAAAGTGTAAGTACCACCGCCACCACCCGTTGAGTTGATAGTAATATCATTTGCGGTACTCGTAAAAGTGATATTCGTCCCAGCCGTTAAAGATTTGGTAGAAAATGTTGGATTAGCAGTACTTGATAGTATAGATGTGCCCGTCCCAGCATTTGATAGGGTTATATCACTTGCGGGGCTCGAGTTTATAATTTGTAAGTTAGAAGACACATCAGACAAAGTAATTCCAGTACCACTTGATAGGGACTTCACACTTAACGATGGGGCTGTACCACTTACAACAAGGGTCGTCCCCGCACCCGCATTTGACAGCGACGAAGCGGTTTCTGTATTTGTGAGTGTAATCGTGTCGCTCGTCGTGCTGAGAGAAAGTCCCGTTCCTACAGCTAAGCTTTTCATTAAAAAATTCGGATTTGTCGTTGAATTCAAGAGAGTCGTACCACTACCCGAGGATGCGATGGAAATGTTTGAAGCGGGCGAGCTATTGGTTAGAGTAATCGTATTCCCCGCCAAATTAGAAGAAAGTCCAGTAGCAACGGCTAAAGAATTCAACTGAAAATTTGGACTTCCACCTTGCGATATAAGTGATGTCCCAACGCCACTCGTAGTAATAGATGTTAATCCACTTGTTGTACCATTGGCCATCAAATACTGGTAGGACGCGCCCGTCACTGTTTTAAAAGTATCCGCATAGACTGTCCCAGCAAAATTCGTTTGATTCAACGTAGGCGTTGATTGATAAATGGTTTTTTGTTCTAATGCGTCTAGCCTTCCATTTATAGTTGTTGTATCTACGTATGATGTGAATACAATCACATGATTGTTAGGAAAAAATACACCTTCTGAAGTATCATAAGTAACACCAAAATCTACATAGTCGTTCGGAAAAATGATCCTTGATGTGACTGTGTATTTGACCCATTGTAGCGATGAGGTTTTATCTTGAAAATAGAGTATATCACCTATTCCTACTTGTTCTAAGAAGAAATCTATATCAATATTGTCATCTGTTAAGTGATTTACATACACATTGGTAGTAGTCGCAAACGTCCCATTCTTAAAATTAACACGACCCGCTAAACTTGGCGGTACAACAGTATTCGTATCAAACTTGTACTGATAGAAATTACCACCACCACCACCACCAGTAGTATTAACAGTTATATCATTACCATCATCTGTGAATGTAACGCCTACACCAGCTACGAGACCTTTCGTTTTAAGAATAGGGTTCGTATAAGTAGCCACGAGAGATGTTGTTCCAGCCCCCACACCCGCTGTTGTTAAGACTATATTTGATGCGGGTGATGTATTTGTGAAAGTTAGTTCTGTAGAGTTTGATGAGATCCCGAGTCCAGTTGATGTTTTAAGAGTTTTCAATAAGAAATTAGGATTTACATTTGAACTTATAATGGATGTACCCATTCCAGCATCGTTTAGAGTTATAAGTGCAGATGATCCCGCGGGTCCAGTGTATCCAGTTGCGCCAATTGAACCAGTCTGTCCAGTGGGTCCTTGTATTCCATTATCACCATTTGGTCCAGTTGGACCAGTTGCGCCAGTCGAGCCAGTCGAACCAGTATCACCCGTTGCGTCTGTACCTTTTTGTCCAGTTGGTCCAGTGGGTCCAGTCGAACCAGTGGGTCCAGTCGAACCAGTATCACCCGTTGCGTCTATACCATTATTACCATTTTTTCCAGTGGGTCCAGTAGGACCAGTATATCCAGTTGGTCCAGTCTGTCCAGTGGGTCCTTGTACTCCATTTTCTCCAGCGGAACCCGTTGCCCCTCGTGGTCCTTGTGGTCCTTGCGGTCCTTGTGGTCCAGTATTACCTTGTTCTCCTCCCGATGGACCCGTCGCTCCCGTTGGACCACTGTAAGAGGGCCCTAAATACTTCCAAGTGGCTGTAATCGGAAGAGGGCATATATTTCTATTGTTTTCTGTCGCTTCATACACTTGTGCTATCCATTCTACAACTGCAGTCGTTTCGAACTCCACATAAGGTGACCATTGTTCGAACTTACTCATTTATATTATATGGTTACATTTTAATTTTCTAACCTAATAGATATGAATAAAATTAAGGAATATGCTCTGAGTGATTCCGATATCAAAAAAGTACTGGGTGATGACATTAAAATATGGAATTACCCAGAATTAAAGAAGGTAAAACACTGTAGTGATATATTCGATAGAAAAGGTCGATGTATCTTACTCTATCCGACAACATCCATAAATAGCGGACATTGGGTTTGTCTCATGAACTACCCAAAAAAGATAGAATATTTTGATAGCTATGGCGATAAACCAGAATGCGCTAAAGGAGGAATGGAAAGTGAAAGATTGAAAGAGCTTGAAATAAATCATAACGATTTAACTCGTCTCTTGAGAGAATCCCGGAAGCCAGTTTTTTATAACACATATCCGTTTCAACAATCATCTCCAAACATTGCGACATGCGGTCGTCATTGTTGCGTACGACTTTTATACGCACCTTACTCACTAGATAAATACAAGTCAGTATTAGATAAGAGTAAGATGAGCCCCGACGAATTCGTAGCTGCAGTCGTATATAATAAGATTAAGAATTAAAAGGGTGAATTAAAATATTAGTTATGAATATAAAAATGAACCGTAAATTCGAATCCGATTTCCAGATTAGTGGAGGAAGCGTGGAACAACCTAACTATGTCTATTACAACTGTGATATCATTAACAACAGAACGGATGACCTCAATCAACTTTTGACGGCAGCTCCCGACCCACAAATCCAGTTCAATGAGACACGAGATACTGCGTTAGTGAAAGATTGTAGCGAGTACGAGTTCAGTATCATTCGTTTCACGATGAATGGGCCGAATATGGATTTGCCTCTATTCATTCCGAATATCCAGACGGGACAACCTAATATAAATTTAACAACATATACCGTCGCTCTGACGTTTCAAACAGTCTTTCAATATGGTGAGGTTAGTATAACCCCCGCAAATATTGCTCCACCTCCTACTCCTATTATATGGGAACCAGAGAATCTCAATCCCATTCTTGCTCCTCTACCTCGACCGCCTACTGAAATTCAAGATATAACGACTCGCTATTACTGGGTTACGACGTACCAGCATTGGGTCAATCTCGTTAATAAAGCATTAGCTGTAGCCCATCGTAGTGCGTATGATAATTTTATGCTATATTATAATTCAGAACAATTCTTACCCGTTCAGTACCAAACCTATGAAAATTTCACGGCAACTATTGCTATTCCACAAATGATATATAATGAGAACACTCAAAAATTTGATATATTCGGTGATAGTGATGCGTTCGGCAAACGCTTAAATCCTTACGTAATTGTACCTACAGTGGGAGCAGCTTATGAACTTGTATCACCTACTATGAGGCTCTTCTTTGGTACGAATATGTATGGAATATTCTCTAACTTCCCCAATATATACTGGAATACTATTAATATTGGAGAGAGTACGTACGATGGTGTTGTATATCCAGCTTTTCCTAACTCTCCCGATGGATTACCACCACCTCCTTACACCAGTTCTCCCTATACATTTCCAGATGGTCACGCTGCAGAGGGTTATACATACGAGATAAAGTTCGTCAATAAATTCTATCAGAACGTAGCTGATTATAGACTGTCGCCTTATAGCGGTGTGTTTCCTCTTGGATACGTTCCAGTAGCAGAACGAAAAGTGTATTGGATGAATATCCAAGATTTCGGCTCTACCGATTCGCTCTGGTCTCCTATCTCAGCCCTTGTATTCACAACGTCTCTTATCCCCGTTAAAACTGAAAACGCATCTCAACCTAATGTGTTAGGAACAAGTAACATTGGAAACTCAGCCCCAACGTCCCAGAGTGCGTTTGAGCCAGTGATTACAGATATTGCCCTTGATACGAGTTCGAACGGCGCAGCCGATTATAGAAAGTTCATCTATTACGCACCGGCAGCCGAGTACAGAATGAGTTCTTTCACTGCGTCTCGGCAAGAACTTAGGAACATTAACATTCGAGTGTTCTGGAAGTGTCGGTTGGATTCTAAGCTATATCCTATTAACATGTACAATTTATCTACGGTCAATCTTAAAATGATGTTTAGGAAGAAGTCAATTTAACTTTGGATGCATACGATATATGTCTTTTTGATTTGAGGTGACGTTTTGTATCATATATTCTATGCTCTATACCACATTCACATTGAGTTGTTTTGCTCCCACGTTCTCGTATCTTTTCTTTGTTTAATTTAGAGTATTCTAATACCTTCTGTAGTATTGCTTCTTTATTTGCTTCATAATACTGTTTTTTTTGGTTTAATAATGCATCTCTATTATCTATACGGTATTTATTCATTTTATTATTCATTTCATCTTTGTTTGCTTCATAATACTGTTTTTTTTGGTTTAATATTGCTTCTATATTATCATTATAATGCTCTTTTTTAGTACGTCCTTCAACCCTTTTATTAATACAATCAATCGTTTTTTGATAATGACCCTCTCTCTTCTTGAGGTTTTCTTCTACGGTTTCTATCAGTTCTATACGACAATTATCAATTCCATACTTGTCAAATAGATCATATGATGTAACATAATTACGCTTACCCTTTTTAAAGACTTTATAATTTTGTATATGTTGTTTGAATCGTTCTTCTAAAGTACTTTTTGTACTCCCGACATATATCTCCGAGCCTCCGACGATTTTATAGATTGACATTTTAGAGCCAATTTTGAATTAATTAATTTCAAATTTTATTTCTATCCTCTGATTATAAAAACAACGAAATGGCTGACATTGAAAAGCTTGCAGTTTTAGATTCTCGTATAGTGCAGTCCCGACCCAAATATGCGGTTGAGAAAGGAGCTTTATCGCTGACCAACGCACCATTTAATGCAATTGCTGCGACAAGCTCTCAGCACACTTATAACATCTACGTTCCCTCAGAGAACGTTTTTTTGGACCGTAAAGTTCTGTGGAGCTCTACTGTGTTCATGAAAGCAACTTTGAACTTGGCCGCCGCTCCCGTTGCTGGTGACAGTCTCATCGTCGCTGGACGCGATTTAGCCCTATGCGCTCTCCCTCTGAACTCTCTCTGCTCTACTCTCTCGGCTACTATCAACGACACCACCTCTGTCATCAACTCTCAAGATGTGCTCAAGGAAGTCCTCCGTCTGGCCGATTACAAAAGGAATCGTATCTGCCGAACTGCTCCGACTCAGTTGGATAAGTATCAGAATTACAACGATGCTTATGGTTCTCTGAACTCGCCTATTAATGCTTATAACGGCTCAACTGATTATGATAATGTTAATAACGGTGCTTTTCCCGGTTTGGTTTTCACAACTGATGCTGGCGCTCCTCTTGGAACGGCTGCTCCCGCTTTCGCTGGAGCTGGTTACAACGCTGTTAATGGTGTCCCCGTCTGCGCAGATAATGCCCAAGGACCTTTTACTATCTATTTCAAATGGCGCACTACCGAGCCTATCTGTCTCGCTCCTTTCGTCTTTTCGGATGAGCATGAGTGGGACACTGGACTGTTCGGTCTTAACAACATCCAGCTCATTATGAATTTACAAGCTGATCCCAGTCGTATCATTCGTCACACTCAACGAGCTGACCGTGTATTGACTGCTATCTCATACAATACAAATGTAGCCAATCAGTTTCAAGAGTCTGTTGTGAATTGTCAGTTTTTGACTCCGTCACTTTCCATTCCTCTTCCGCCGAAGTCGGTGGTACCTTATATGGAATTTCCTCGCTACATCACCCAATATTCTAACGGAACTATTGCTCCGGGTGCTGTTGGACAGATAATCTCCCAGACGATTACTTTGCCTTGTATTCCAGACCTTTTCATCATCTATGCTAAGCCATCTGTGGTTTCTCCTAACGATGCTGACTGGTATTTGCCCCTCGCAACAAGTGCTGATAATATTAGGAACCCACTGTCTATTAACTTTGATAACTTCAGCGGTCTATTGAGCTCAACTTCAACGGAACAGCTGTTCGCAATGTCTCACCACAACGGAGTGGATATGGACTGGGCTACTTGGATTGGAAGCGGAGTTAGCTCTGGCGAATCCTACGGAGCTGTTGGGCCTTACACTGCTCGTCAGCAAGGACAGAAAATCCCTCTCGTGGGTAGTATTGTTGTTCTGAAACCGGGTCAAGATATCACCCTTCAAGAAGGACAAGCGCCCTCGCTGGTTGGTAATTTCACGATGCAGTTCAATCTTCAAGTCAAGAACACCTCTGATGTCCCACAGACTCCTCAGCTCTATGTGATTACTGCTAACTCTGGGTTCTTCGAATCTATCCGTGGTTCGTCTCGCATTATTAAAGGTGTGTTGTCCGAGCAAGATATTATCAATGCTCCTCTCGCTCCTTTTGTGGTGCGTTCGGAACTGCAGCGCATGGTGGGCGGATTCAGCTTTTCTGGTCTGGCCAATGTGCTGAGCAAAGCTAAGAACATCTACCAGCAGACCAAACCCCTCGTGTCCGAGGCTAAGAAACTGCTGCCCGATACTGGCTTTCTTGGGTCTGTTAAGTCTGGTCTGAGCACTGTTGGTTATGGAACTGGCGGCTATGAGGAAGGCCAAGGAACGGGTGCGGGTACTGGAGCGGGTACTGGTGGAAGGCGTAAAAAGTCTCTCGCTTCGCGATTGATGTAAAATAATCAGAATATAATAAGTATATAACAATATAACAATATAATCATATTATTATGTACTTTATTTTGTAATTATATAGTATGGCTTGAATAAAAAAAAAGGTTTCCCTTTTTTTTTCTTGGAAGTTCTTGGAAAAGTCTTGGAATTATATTTCAATCTCCTATCATAGTTAGTTGTCTTCTTCGTCTTCTTCGTCTTCTTCGTCTCCACCATCACACTCTTTACAGTGTTCCAATCCATGATCGCAGAAACTGGGGCAATCACAGTCAGTATCACATTCGTGTTCTTCTTCGTCTTCTTTGTCTTCTTCGTCTTCTTCAGAATCGTGTTCTTCATACTTTTGAGGGTGTTTTCTATCATCACTACATTCGTTGCCGTAACCCAAACTTACTGTTTTTCCATCAGCATCAATATAACTTAATTGATCCAATCTAACCCACCAGCTGAAAGGTTTTTCATAATTACATTCTTCTGATTCTTTTGCTGTGAGTAAAGTGATTCCTTTAGGAATCTTAAACCATACAGCCACATTATAGAATGCTTCTATTTTTGTTATTCTTTTTTCTTGGATTGGTTCTTGGATTGGTTCTTGGATTGGTTCTTTACATACTGTTGGTCTTTTTCGTAGTGACATTACAGTCTTTGAATAAGTAAGTTCTTTGTTTCAATTCAACCTTTATAATATTATTTTATTGGTTTCAATTTTTTTTTTCGTCGTCATCGTCGTTGTTTTTATCGTGGGAAGTCATATCCGCGT